TGCGCATGCCCCGCATCATCGCAGACCGCCTCGCTATCGTGCGGCGTCGCGGGCGTCGAGGATCTGCAGCAGTTCACGCACCGACCCAGCTTTGATGTCCCCACCAACGTGCACCGGCCCCGCCGCCGCATGCTCGGCGATCGCTTCTTCGTACTGCGAGTTCCGGAGCTCGGCGAGGTCCGGTGGGCGCAGCGCGACCGGCGGCAGAATCGGTACGGGTGCAGGCCGGATCCCTTGCTTCTTGCGACGCGCACGCTCAGCCTTCACAGCAGGATCGTCGGGGTCGGTGACCCACGAGCTGTACTCGGAGTTGAGCCAGTAGTTCTCGCGGTCGACGAGCATCGCCAGGTTTTCACTGTCCCGCATCGCTTGCGCGTCGAGTTCGGCGGCACCGATGATCAGCCGGCCGCAGTCTCGCCAGTCGAGTTCGCGGAGCGCTGTTCGGAGATCGAGGCCATGCCATCGGCGTAGGCCTGTGAGCGCACCGCGCCAGCCATCCTCGCGGACGAGGGAGGCGAGAGCGGACGCAATTCCCCCTCGGACAGTCCCGAGAGTGCGATCACCTTGTTGATGAGCTTCGCGACGATGTCGGCGGGGAGATGCGCGACCGCATCCCAGATCGCCTGGCCGCTACCGTCGGTGATGACGTCGATCGCCTCACGCAGCCGGTTCGCGGCGAGGTGCCCGTGGAAGACCGCGGCCTCCTCGCCGGTGAAGGTGCGGCGCACGTCGGCTTCGACACCGAGCAGTGTGATCGGCTGCGGTTCGCCGCCGGTGATCGCGAGCGCCTCGAGGATGTCGAACCGGTCGACGTCGTCGGGTTCGGGGGCCGCGGGCGCGGCGGTCTCCACAGTCTTGGCGGGGACCGCCGCGGCCTTGGCCTTGGCGCGGGTGCGGGTGTTGCGGGGTGTTGCTGTGCCGGGCATGCTGCAGATGCTCCTGTCAGGGGGCGAGCGGGTTGAAGGACGTGTAGCGGTAGATAGGCGACAGGCCCATCAGTTCGAACTCGAAGCCGTCGAGGTTCTCGCCGCCGAACGTGCGCGGGGGCGGGGTGACGAGGGTGACCGCGTCGGAGTGGAAGAACGCCTCACCGGTGTCGTCGACCACGCGGAAGAAGATCGCGAAGTCCTCGTCGGTGCCAGGCTCCCACTTCCAGATGCCGGAACCGGTCTGGGTTTCGACGATGCTGCCGCCGGTCAGGGCGGTCAGAACGGTGGCCTTGCTGTAGTCCGTCGCGCGGAACTTCAGGCGCTCTTCGATGGGGCCCTTGGTGACCTTGTACGGCGCGTGCCGGCGGTTCCACACCTTGTGGACCTTCACGTCCTGCTGCGGTGTGATGTCGAACCCGGCTTCGATGCCGCCGAAGCCGTCCCACGTCACGCCAGGGGATGTGCCGGTGACGGGGGCGTCGGCCAGCGGATCGGCGGGAAAACCGGTGCCCTTGACGGCGCGGAATCCGTCGCCGTCGAGCCAGACGAACGCCTTGTCGGGGTTTGCGATGTTGCTCACGGATGTGCCTCTCGAGGTGTGCTCACGGGGTGAGCGAATAGGGAGTTCCACCCGCAGGCGTGCCCGGCGCGCACCTGCGGGTGGAACGTGTGAGGGACGCCGGCCAGCGGCGTCAGCGGACCGTCATCTTCAACTCCACGCGGACGGTGGCCCGGTACAGCGGGAAGTCGGGGCCGCGTTTGACGTCCACGAAGGTGATCGGCCCGTCGGTCCATTGGGCCTTCCAGGTGGCGTTACGGAACTGCTGCATGCGGGCGCGGCCGAGCAGCTCCCCGGCCAGGGCCGCGATGTCCCAGGCTCGTTCTTCCGGATCGGTGGTGCCGCCGAGGATCTCGATCTTCGGACACCACACGTCCACCTGCACCATGGGCCTGCGCAGCATCGGGTCGACACCGACATTGCCGGGGGCACGCAGGGTGATGAACGGCCCGGCGATCACCTCGGGAAGATCCCGGGTGGTGATGTTCTCGGCCGGCACCAGCGAGGTGATCTGCGGGTCGTCGATCAGGAACTTGCGGATCGCGCCCGGTGCGAACGGCATCGGGTTCGCCATCTCGTCTTACCTCCTTCTCAGTGTGGCCTCCAGCCGCGGTACTTCCCGTGCTTGCGTGCTGCGTCGGTCAGTGCGGCGTGGGCCGGGGTGTCGGAGGTGCCGTACTCCTTGAACACCGCGTCGGGGTCGTCGTCGACGAGGTAGACGCGGTTGTCGTCGACGACGACCGCGATCCCGTCGCGGTAGTCACCGGTAACCACCGGTGCGCTCGCGCGTGCTTCCTGGGCTGCCTGCTTGGCGATATCGATCCGGCCGACGCGCGAGATCCGGAACGCGCGTGAGCGGGCCCGGCCGGAGTAAACGGTGACGCGGGCGGCCATGTCAGGACTTCGGTTCGGTCCTGCGCGAGGTCCGCGAGGTCTTGCCTGCCGTGTCGTCGGCGAGTGCGGCCTCGTCGGAGTCGCGGTAGGCGAGGACGGGGCCCGCTGCCGGATCGAGTCCTGCGGGCGGCTGGGTGTATCCGGTCGGCGCGGTAGCACCGTCCGCCTTCGCCTTCTCGCGCGCGAGGTGCTTGAGGTACGCCTTCGAGTGGCGGTCGGCGTAACGCACGCAACCGTCCCCGTCGGTGAACGTCACCACGCTCGACTCGGGTTCCTTCTCTGCCATCGGTTTCACTCCTTCATGTCGGATACGCACCGCACGTTGACAGCGATGTAGCGGAGGGCGCGGGACCCGCGGATCCTGCGCCGCGCTCGCGGTTTGCCTTCGACCTCGTAGACGACGCCCTCGGCGTCCTTAAACTTCGACCGCACGCGCGGCATCACCGGAATCCCTGGATCGAGCAGCAGCACGAACGACGACACCACGTGGCCGGCCTCGAACTCGGTGTTGCCGGCGTCGACCGACGCGGCCGAGAGCTGCCGCTGTTGAGCCAGCCCGGTCCACTCGACGGGTGTCGGCGGCGCCGGAATCCGGTTACCGGTCGACGGATCGTGGATCGGCGGGTTGTCGACGAGCAGAATCCACTTCTCCGGAAGCAGCTTGGCCATCAGCCGATCCGGATCGTGAACGCGCCGGATCCGAACACATCCGAACTCGCTTCCGGTTCCAGCGATGCGAGTTCGGCGTCGGTGAAGTACACCAGCTCCAGGTTCGGATCGGCGTAGACCGTCTGCAGTTCCGGGAACTGCTCGGACCGGACGCGCAGCCCGACCCGCAGCGCGTCGAACGCCCGACACACGACCGTGACCAACACACCCTTCACGAACCCGGGCGCTAGCTCCCCGGCGGCGATCCGCTCATCGACGTCGCCGATTACTGCGCGCACCTTCGGCGAGCGCAACTTCTCCTGTGCGAAGTCGATGAGCGAATCCACCTGCGCGGTTTCGGTGTCGGTCAGCGTCTCGCCGAGCAGCCCCTCGACGTCACTGGTCTGCAGCAGCGCCGACGGCGTCGTCATCGTTGTCTCCGGTACCGAGCGAGTGCAGGATCAGGGCGAGGATGTCGTCCTTCTTCTTCGCATCGCCCAGGTCGATGCCCTCGTCTCGGGCATACGCGACGAGCTGAGGCACCTTCCACCCGTCGGACGGTTCGCCCTCCGGGTAGGCCGGTTCGGGCTCACGCTCGGGTTCCTCGTCCCACGCAGCCGGGTTCGTGATCCGGTCGGCCGCCCACTTCGGAACATCGTCGTCCGTCCCGAAGACGTGCGGTGTGCCGTGCTCGTCGTAGACGTGCACGCACGTCGCCAGGCGCGCCATCACAGAACCTTCGCGACCATCGTGGCGTTGGCGTTGCCGAGGATCGGCAGGCCGATACCGGAGGCCTTCGTCCACCGCGCGACCGGATCGTTGTCGATGTACGAGCCGACCACGATGCCCGGCGCCTCGGAGGCATCGATGCCGTAGTCGGGTTCGATCGCCTCTGCAGTGGTGCCCCACAGGGTTTCGCCGATCTTCGCCGACGCACCGACGTAGAGGATCGAGTCGTCCGGGATCAGGCGCATCGGATCGCCGTCGCTGTCCTCGACCTGCGCGTCGAAGATCTCGAACGCGGGGTGCCCGAAGGAGGTGAACAGAGCGTTGACCTGGTCGACGGTGACGATGCCCTGCGTCGAGCCCGGGGGCAGGCAGTACGCGCGGATCGCCGCGTTGCGCATGAGCGTGGACATCACACGCTGCGAGGTGACCGCCCGGGCGGGGTTGCCGGAGTTGCTGTTCCGGAACGTGTCGAACCACGTTTGCTGGTCCGAGATCGGGTCGGCCGCGCCGGACCACACGGTCGCGGCGGTGATGGTGTGGCCGGCCTTGCGCTGGAAGTCCGCCTCGATCTCCAAGCCATCGTCGGCGAGGGATACCTTGCCGGTGACCAGGGCCTGCGCCTTGGCGATGATCAGGCGGGTGCGCAGTGCGTCCGCGAGTTCGACGGCGTCGTTGAGGATCGCGTCGACGATCGCCTGGTTGGCGCGGCGCAGCCTCAGACGGTCGTACTCGCCGAGGCGACGCTTCTCCGAGATCGGGGGCAGCTCACCCGAGATGCGGGCGACGCCCTTACGCTTCGACTGCGGGGCCTCGACGTCCCACGACCGAAACTTCGCGGCGCGGCGCAGACCATGCTGGGTGATGTTCGCCCGGAAGTCGACGTCGTCGACGAGGGTGTCGGGGAGCAGATCGTCGATCAGCGACAGGTCGTTGATCGGCTGGTCCGCGAGGGCTTCCCGCACGTAGCCGGTGATCTCGGCGGGGGTGATGTAGTCACTGTTGAGCACAAGTGCCATTGGTCAGGTCCTCTCAGAAGTAGCGGATGCCGAGAGCGGCAGCCTGGCCCGCGGCGTTGACGGAGGTCGGCAGCTTCGCCGCGATGACCGCGCCGTGCCACAGCAGTGCCCCGGCAACGGTGGTGGCGCCGGAGCGGACCCGGACCGCGGTGAACAGGTGGCCCTCGATCGGCTCGGTGTCGCCGTTGACCCACAGCCCGTACTGGCCGGACGGCAGCTTCTTCAGCGGCAGGCCGGACTTGAGGGCACCCTCCGGGTAGTGGGTGCCGGCCGTGAAGGTCGAGACGTCGAGGTTGATCGAGCGTGCGGTGTCGGTGCCGTGCGCGGAGGCGAGCCAGGACTGGTCGTCCTGGCCGAAGCTCTCGGTGGTGATCTTCAGATCCATGGTGGTGCCTCTCAGTTCTTCTTCGGGTTACGTGCCCGGAACAGGGCGCGTCCGGAATCGACCGAGCCCGACGCCATTTGCTGGCCGCCGCCCTGGCGGCGATCCGGTTTCGGTGCCTTCTTCTTCTCGCCGCCCTTGTCGCCGCGTTGCGCGGCCAGGTACGGCTTTTCGTTGAGCAGCTCATCGATCGCCTCGGCGATCTCGTCCTGGTCGACCTCGCCGTCGTCACCGACCTCGAACTGGCTCAGGTCGAGGAACCGGTGCGCGTCGGCGGGGTCGGCGAGCTTGCCGGCCGCGGCTGCGCGCACCTCGGCACGCACGATGCGATCGTTCGCCTTGGCCAGTGCCTCGGCCTCGATCTGCCGCTGCTGCGCGGCGGCGTCGTCGTTGCCGGCCTCGAGTTCGGCAGCTCGGTTCTCCGCAGCGATGCGCTTCTGTTTCTCGGCTGCCAGTCGCGCCTTCATCCTGCCGATGGCGCGCTTGCCTTTGTCGCCGAGTTGGTCGGCGCCGTCTGGGTTGTCGCCATCACCGTCCGGGTCGTCGCCGTCGGGGTTGCCGCCGTCACCGTCCGGGTCCTCGCCGTCCGGATCGTCGCCGTCCGGGTTGCCGGTACCGGTGCCGTTCGGATGCCCGTCACCGTCGCGGAGCGGATGCAGTCGGCTCACACGCGGTGCGCGCGCGAACGGGTCGAAGCCGAGGCCGGAGCCGACGATCAGCAGCAGGGGAACACGGGTGGTCTTCATGATGGGGGCTCTCCTTGCGAGAGGTTGGTCCCTGCCCGTTGCGGGCCGGGAGTATCCGGCATGACAAAGGCCCCGGGAGCGGATCGCTCACGGGGCCTTATCTGTGATGAACTTGTCTAGCTGATCGGAGGCTTCTGACCTGCGTCGATGTACGCCTTGCGTTCAGCGGCGGGAACGGGAATCTTCCGGCCGAGAAGCTGCTCGGTCTTGCGGCGGGCGAGAGTCATCTGCCTCGGGGTCTTCTTCACCCGCTTCAGCTGCAGCCGGTCCTGCGTCAGTGCACTCACGACTCACCTCCCTCGTTCTCC